TTTAAAGAAGAACTTGAAAAGTGGGGAAACGAGACAAAACAGTTTAATATAGGTACAGTTGCATTATGTAAATCTAAGAATGGATTTGGTCTTGCTGTTTACTATGAGGAAGGATGGATAAACTGCGGAGAGTCGGAGGTAAGATGGAGTCCTTTAGACCACTTGGAGGTCGTAGGGTTTTACTCCCCGCAGAAATCGAACTATGTAAAACAGTAGGTATAACAGAAGATGAATATTGGTATTTTGTAGAAGTAACACAAGCATTTAACGGTAAAAGACCAAAAGAATATGATGAAATACCTTATGTTGTAAATGATTTTGTTTCGGCTTTTGTTACTTTCTTGTCAAGTGGAACAGCAGCAGCAAATTTCGTTCTTGGAGTTCTTCTTACAGTTGTTTCTGTTTTATTAACACCAAAACCCAGACCACCTAAAACTCCTCCCAGCCTCACAACTGCTGGTCAAACAGGTGCTAAAAGGTTTGCACCACAGACAGGATTCAATTCAGTACAGGAACTTGCTAACTTTGGCGATATAATTCCTCTGATATTCACAAAACAAGAAGTAGAAGGTTCTGAAATTTATGGCGGTGTTCGTGTTAATACAAGGCTTTTATGGTCACAAATGATAAGTCTTGGTTCGGGCCAACAGTTAAAAGCATTATTTATGCTTGGATTGTCTGATTTAGCTGCCAAACCTGACTTTGCAGGTTATGCGATTGGGGATCTTTTACTTAAAAATTATTTACATAAAAAATTAGCAATTTATGTAATGACTAACGGTGGTAGACCACAGGAAGGACCTGAAAAATATAGTGAAGGTACTTTAGAAAGACAAGTAGATCGAAATGGTAATCCCTTTTCAGATGTCATATCTGTCGACTGGGATCAAAATATGGGTGCAACAGATACTATTGTAAGTAGTGCAAGAACTCCTAATACACAAACAATTTTTGGAGTTTATTCTCCAATGCCTAACAGTATGAGATATAGAGTTCCTTATGAATTAGTGTTAAAACAACAAAATTTAAAAGATGAAAACAAAAGAGACATAGATAAAAAAAGACAAAAACTTAGAACAAGTTTTCCTAGATATGCAACTATAAATAATTATGACAATGTTAATGGCAATAGGAATGATCTTGAGGTAGAGAAAGGAAAAGAAATTCAATATGTTATTGGTGATATGGATTCCGCAGAGCAATATGGTGAAGAGTTTGATCCTTGGGGTGTAGAAGATGTTAAATCCGCAGTAGATGCTTCAAGAGAAGAATCAGATGATGCAATTCAAGTTGGTGAATCTTATTTAATAGGATCAGCATTAGCTGTTTGTACAAGAAAAGACAGACCTATTTGGTCAAAAAAAGTTTATCAAGGTTGTTTTTTTAGAGTGGATATTCCTGGATTAATAGATATAAGACACCATATGGATGGTTTTTTTGGTGCTCATAAGGGATATGAATTGTTAACCATACAAAAAGTTGCTATCGGTACGGTCAGTAATAGTAAAGCTTGTGATGTAACAGAAATTGGTTTGAAATCAAAAGTATTTAAACAGGTAACAAGTTTTCCTAATGTTAATAGTCACCCTGGGGCTGTTGGATGGAATGAACAAGATATGGATACAACAGATGGTGTTGTTAAAAGATATAACGATGATGATGGTAGTATTGCTCTTGGTGGAATGAGCAAATATCTTACCAGATATAGTTTTTTTAGATTACAGGCAAGAGTCGCTGGTAAAAATAATGACACGGATGATTGGCATTATATAGATGGTGGACACCCATTTGCTATTAGGGGCAATTCCCCTCAACCACAATATAATTTTATTCGTATAAATCACTATTCTAATCCTAGAAGAGAATTTGAATTTAGGTTTCTTCCTTTTCCAGGTAATTTAATTTATAAAAGATATGTGGATCATAACAATGAAGTAAGACTTTTATCCGCATCAGGCCAACTTACAAATTATACAGTTAGAACGACAGATCAGTTTTTTTCAATATATTTCAAAGGATCAAATACAAAAATAAGAAGTGGTGATGCTTCAAATACTGAATGGTATTTAGGAGAATTACCAACGGCAACAGATGGAGGAAAGATAAATCGTCTGTTATTAGAAAGTACTGGTGTTATACCAAGATCTACACGATGGATAGAAGTAGATAGAAGAACACCAACAGAAGATGAATTAACTCGAAGCAACGTAGCTGCAAGAATTAAGTATGATACAAGTACTCATGGTAGTACTTGGCAGTGGGGAAATCAAAAAAATCATCCATATTGGAACGAATATATTGGTAATAGAAACAGAGATGTAAATGATCCTTTGAGCAATAATAGTTTTACAGTAGGCGACCCTTATCAACAGCCATATATAGATCGTGATGACGGATTCAGATATGGTGCTGGACCTTTTGTTGTCGAACAAACAAGAAGAAGAAAACCTTTAAAAAAAGGTAAATATTATGGAATGATTAAATATGAAATGAAGGAAGCTGACGTTGATCCTACAATTCATGAAAATGTTGCAACAACTACTACTGGTAGCGGAACAGGATTACAGGTTAAATTGAAAGTTTATTTAAACCCAGACAATAATCAATACGCTGCTGCAGCATGGGAAGTTACTGCTAGAGGTAGTGGTTACAAAGATTCTGATCTTGTAAGTATTCCACAAACAGGAAATTTTCCAGGTTTAAATAACATTAATATTGTTACTGACTTTAGTGAGTTTGTTTCTCAACCTTGGCCTGAAGGAAAAAATTTAAATCCATTTGATGCTGTAACAGATTATTACCAATATGATGCAGAACGTAGTAGTCATCAAGACGGACCAGAACATGAAATAGTTTATGTAAATGAGCAAAGTAGTAGCACTACTTCACCTCCTTATGAATTACCACAAGCTGGCATAGCAAATGTAGCTTTACGAATTAGTAGTTCAAAAGAATGGAATAGTTTTTCACAGTTTTCTGCTTATATAAAACAAGGTATAAGAGTTGAAAGGTTAATAGATAATACAATAGGTGCTACAAATTTATTCCCTGAAATAGTTTTTGCACTATTAACTGATACTAGATTTGGACTTGCAGATTCAATAGGTGTAAGTTCTGTTGATAGAGAAAGAATGGTTACTGCTGCTAAATTCTGTGAAGCTAATGGATTTTATTGGGATGGTGTTATTACTGATAAAGTGAATGTCAGAGAGTTTATATATCAAAATGCAATATTTAATTTATTAGATTTTACAATTCTTGGCGGTAAGTTTTCCCTTTTCCCTTCTGTTCCATTTAATCCTCATAACTTTGAAATACAAAGAGAACAAAGACCCTTGGTTCGAGCTTTGTTTACAGATGGTAATACACGAAACTTAAAAGTAAGTTTTTTAGCTCCAGAAGAACGTCAGAATTTTTTAGGAACAGTTTATTTTAGGAAAGAAGTACCAAATGGATTTGCTGAAACATTATCTAAAACTTTTTGTGTTGCAACAGACAACAATCAGATAGCAGAGAAATTTCCTAGTGAAGTATTTGATATGTCTGATTTTTGTACTAATTCACAGCATGCCCAAGAATTTTTACAACACGCATTGATGATTAGAGCAAAAGTAGATCATGGTATAAATTTTGAAACCACACCACAGGCTGCATTAGGATTAAAACCTGGTGATTATATACGTTTTATTTCAGAAGCTACTCATACCAGTAGATTTGAAAATGGTGTTATATCTCCTGATGGAGTTGTACAAAGTGTGGGTAATAACAGTCTTACTAATGTCAATATTTATCATTGGAAACCAGGCACACAAGAAGTCAAAGAATCCAACTTAAATGTTGTAGATGGATTTACTACAGACGCTAATTTATACGGATCTGTTTTTACAGTAAAACAAACAAGTGAATCTAATAGACTTTATAAAATAGAATCCATGACATATACCGATGAAGGATTAATACAAGTTTCTGCTAGTCATGCACCTCTTTTATCTGATGGCACTCTTGCTACAATAAATTATGATCCCGTTAATGATTTTACGAATCTAGATTAATGTCAACACAAAGATTCTTTCCACCCATAAAACCTTCTTCAAGAAGCTATACTCCTGGAAGGTATCCGCAAACTGAATTTGTTGCACAGAATGGTGCAAAAACTGTAATTAGATACGGTAATAAAAAAGTAGACGCAAGATTAACTTTAGGATTTACAAATATTACAGATGACGAAGCTAATTTAATTTTAAATTTATACGAAGAAGTTAATTCTGATTATGATTATATTCAATTTAATACAAGTGATGGGCTTGCAGGTATGGTTCTTCCTGACACAACAAATATGAATTTATTTGATAAATTTAGAGAAATTGAAGGTTTTGAAAGAACTTTGTTAAGATACAGGTTTGATGGTCCTCCTACTGTTACAAGTGTCAGACCTAACAGAGTAAATGTGCAATGTAAATTTGTCGCTTGCCTCGATGGGGATTAGAATGTATTTAAAATTAAACTAAAACGATGGCTGGCTTTTATTCTGGTAAAGAAGGCGAATTACTGATAGATGGAACGAAAGTTGCTAAAGTCAGATCATTTTCATTTTCATTTAACCAAGCAGTTCTTGAGACTGTTTCTTTAGAAGATACTGATAGAACAATTATTCATGGTACTAGAAGTTATACAGGTAGTGCTAGTGTTTATTATTATCAAGATGTAGCTGGAGGCGGTGCTGGTCAACTTAGTACTTTAATAAGTAATATCATAAAAACTGGTAGTAGTGCAGGTGATGGTGCAAATGCAGAAAGCACTGCTATGACATTTAAGTTAAGAATAAAAGATGGATCTACTGCTGGTAGATTTATAGAGTTCCAAGCAATACCAACAAGTTTTGGTATTACAAGTGCAGTAGGAGAAGTAACAGCAGCAGATATTAGTTTTGAAGTAAATGGAGCACCTACTGGCCTTGTCTTGTAAATGTCTATTTATTTTGGATCAACTGGTTTTATTGAGTTAAAACGTGATGCCTTAAATTCTCAAATAGGAACATCTTTAGACCCTGCTGATGTAAATACAACTAAGAAAAGATTTTCTGTTGAAAATATAAATGGTTCATTAATTACAGGAGATCAAGTTGAGATAGAAACTGTTGATGGAAGTAATTTAGATTTATTGTCTGGTCATAGTTTTCCTGATCTTCGTAAATATATTCATATTGATGATATGGGTGGGATTAGGTTATATAACACTTTCTCATCTGCTTTGGCTGGTGAAGTAACAGATGCACTTACATTAACAGCACCATCTTCTACAAAAAATATATTAATACGCACTAGAAATACTAGGTTCAGACCACTTGCAAAAATTACTGAATTTGAAATTACAACAACAAGAGATACAGTTGATGTCACAAATCTAGGAGAAGAATTTAGAAGGCAATATGAAAATGGTCTTATATCAGGGCAGGGAACAATACAAAC